TGGTCTGTTTGATCTATCAAATGATGCTACTCTAGTTTATTTTAGAGTATACTTCAATGGAAGAGCAAGTGGTGCCAAGTATGTCAGTGGTCAAGGCTACATTACAAACCTAGCACCAACGGTCTCACCCACAGCTCCGGTCTGGGTTTCACCTATTACTGTATCAGTAGATGGTGACTTAACTTCAGGAACTGTTTAGCCGTATATTAATGAGAAAAAAGGACCTTCGGGTCCTTTTTTCATATATGCTTCCAAGATTTTCTTTGTTTTATTTTTAATATGGTAACTTTGCTAACCTTATATTTTTTAACTAACTCACCAGTTCTCAAAGTTGAAGATCTAATATCTCTTACTTGATCTTCAGTCAGCCTACTATCACCATTTTGCTCTCCTCGGGCACTGCGACCTTTACTATTTCTATCATCCATGTTGTCTTGATGTGTGCCAAGAAATAAATGCTGTGGATTTACACACAAGGTATTGTCACAAGTATGACAAACATATAATGTTTGGTCAAATTCTCCATAATGAAAGAAATAACTGGCACGATGAGCACGCCATCGTTTGGTCTGAAAATGAAAACATCCATAACGACCATCCGGTTCCATATGACTTCGCCATTCCCAACAGCCATTTGGCATAACTTCAAATCTTTGATAGAAAGTTTCTTTAGTATTTGGTGTCATAACCTTATTATATAGTGTTCTCGCCCTTGAAACAAGGATTTAGAGTAAATATCTGTGTTTAAAGGATTAGCAATGGATCTTAATGAATATAGCAGCCAAGATCTCATTAAATCATTAGAAGCAGAAGCGGCTAAATCGCTACATGAATTAAGAGAAGCACAAAGTGATTTAGATAAAATAAATGGCAGAATGAGATTTATTTTAACAGTTATACATATTTTAAAAACAAGATTAAAGGATTAACAATGAATCTAACAAAATTAACAGCAAAACCCCAACTAATAAAAGTAGAAATTAATGACGAAGAAATTGTCTCTGAATTTGGGGAACCTATTGAATTTCATATACTAGATCGCTACCCAATGAAGAAATTCATGCGATTGGCAAATCTAAAAGAAGAAGATTACAGTGAAATGATTGACCTTGTTCAAGAATTAGTATTAGATGAAAAGGGAAAACCATTTCTTAATGATGAAAATCTTCTACCAACAAGAATTATGACTCGTGTTGTCAGTTCAGTGGTGGAAAGGTTGGGAAAATAACCGGGGAGTCCATAGATCCCGAAGGTAAAGAAGCAGGCATCGCCTGTATGTTAGATCGTATGGGGCAACGCTATGGTTTGTTGCCCAGTGAAGTTGTTCAAAGGGCATCAACGTGGGACATGGTCATTATGGATATTAGCCTCAGTGTTGAAAAATATCATAACGATCGTCAACAACCTGGATACATTCCTCCAGTGAGCACTGAAGAATTACTTAAGATAAAGGAGCGTGTGGGTGGTTAAGATGGTTTTAGTTAGGGATATGATAACACCAGATCTCAATAAATTAGCCAAGGAACTAGATCGTGTTCCTGAAGGTGCTTTTAAGGTTTTTAAAAGTCATACACCAATAAAGACTGGAAATGCTCGCCGCAAGACCACACTCAAGCAAACTACAATTGAGGCCAACTACGATTATGCCACACGTTTAGATCAAGGTGCTAGTAATCAAGCACCTGATGGAATGACCAAACCAACAACGGCCTACATCAAAAAAACCGCAGATAAAATACTCAAGGGGCGATAAATGGCAGATACAACCTATAAGATAAATGTTGATACTAGAGACGCAACCCGTGCTGTTGATGGTCTCAAAGTTGCCCTAGGTGGACTAGCCGCTGCCTTTTCAGTTAGAGAAATAGTTCAGTTCGCAGATGGTATAACAAACCTACGCAATAAACTGCTGACATTGACACCAGATGTCAATGTGGTCAATCAACAATTCAAGGCCTTGGCTGCGATTGCCATACAGGCAAGAACACCATTAGAAGCCACTGCTGATTTGTTTTTTAGAATTCAACGTGCTTCAAAGGCTTTGGGCATAAGTTCAAAAGAAGCAGCAGATATTACCAGTAGTGTAGCCAAGGCCATTTCATCAAGTGGACTTTCAGCAGCAGAAGCATCAGGACCATTATTACAATTAGGACAGGCACTACAATCAGGCACATTCCAAGGTGATGAACTTCGTTCAATCTTAGAAGGCCTACCACCTGTAGCACAGGCATTGGCACAAGAACTTAATGTGCCAGTAGGTGCTCTAAAGAAATTAGGGTCAGAAGGACAAATCTCCGCAGATGTGTTTGTCAAAGCCATGCGTCGTGCCAAAGATTCAATTGAAGAAGCATTTGGCAGAACCACTCCAACTATTACCAGTGCTCTTGAAGGTCTAAAAACCAATGCCAAAATAGCATTTGATGAATTTGAAAAGAATACTAAGACAGGACAAAATCTTGCTTTGTCCATTGAATACCTTGGTTTCCAAATGTTCAAATTGACCAAATACATTGATGACATTATTGAACCATTAGGAACATTAATAAAAATTGGTGGAGCCTTATTGGCATTCACGCTGGTAGGAAAAGCATTTAGTATATTAGGTGGGCTTATTTCAGGATTGGTCAGAGGCTTCACTACCCTAGCAGCCAGATTTGACAATGTAAAAGATGTTGTTCTAAATTTTAGAGAAGTAATTGCTGCTGTTGGCAAAAACTTTACTGGTTTGGCAGAAATTATAATGTTTATTCTTTCTCCAATTGGTAAATTAGTCAGTCTTTTAGCCGCTGGTGCTGCTGCAATATATGCTTGGACCGGACTTGGTGACCTAATAGACAAATTAGGAAGTTTAGGTGATAAAACCAGTGAAGGCGGTAAGGAACTTGAGGATTATCGCAAAGAACTTGAACAAATGCGTCAAGGACTTGATGACACTGCTGGCACTGCGGAAAATGCCATTCAAAGAAACAAAGAACTGGCACAGACCTTTGCCAAATTAAAACAGGCTGCTGACATTGAAACAGACAATCTACGTCGTTCATTGGCGGACACCGCAGCCAGATTAGAACTTGAAAATATTCTATTACAGACCAAAGAAGGTCAATTGCGTTTCTCAAAAGAAGATGCTGATCTTGCTAGACAAAGTCAGGGCATTGATCAAGAGCGTGCTCGTGCCACAAAACAAATCCAAGATCAAATTGCCAAACTTAATTTAGAATACAGTCAATTGGCAGTAAAAGATTCCAAGCGTGGTGATGAATTAAGCGCTCAGGTTGCTGTGCTACAAGAGCAATTGAAAACCACAACAGAAATTTATTTTCAGCACGATGAAAATATGCGAGACATGCTACGCAATAATCAAAACATTAAAATTATTGAAGAAGGGCGTGTCAAGGACAATGAGCGACTGGTAAAACTAATTGAAGAACAGGCTCGCCGTGCTGAGAATCTTGGTGGAATACTACAGAATGTCAACAAGCAGATTCAAAGTGAATTATTAAAGCGTCCAGATGCTCTGGTGGGTTTTACTGCTCTACAACGTAGATTTATTGAAATTGAAGACCAAGCCAAACAGGCCGCACAGAATGCCGCACAACAATTTGCTCAAGGTTTTGACTTTGAAGATGATCTAGGTCCAAATCCAGAAATGATGGGTCAATTTACACAAGGACTAGATAGTATAGCACAGGCCTATGGACGATTAGTTGAAGTTCAAAAAGGATTTGCTGAAGAACAATATAATATTCAACGCAGTTTTGAATATGGTTGGAAAGATGCTCTTCAAAAGTTTGCTGAAGATGCCAGTGACAATGCCAAAATTGCTCGTGGTTATTTTGATACCTTTGTGTCAGGATTTGAATCTGCCATTGTTAAATTTGTTCAAACAGGAAAGTTAAGTTTTAAAGATCTTGTTACAAGTATGTTGGCTGAATTTGCCAAGATTCAAGCAAAGAAAATGCTGTTTAATTTTTTAGGTGCTTCGGGTCTGGGCAGTTTTTTTGGTCCTAGTGGTGGTGGTGCAGGTGCTAGTATTTTAGGACTTCCTGGATTTGCCAAGGGTGGATACTTACCATCAGGACAGATGGGCATTGTTGGTGAAAGTGGTCCTGAATTGATCACCGGCCCCGCAAATATTACACCATTACAAAATCAACAACCAGTTAATATAACCTATAGTATTCAAGCAGTTGATGCAAGTTCATTCCGTGCTCTAGTTGCTCGTGATCCTCAATTTATCTATAACATAACAGAACAAGGACGCCGAAGCACGCCACAAAGGAGATTGAGTCAATGACATATCAGGTAATTTTTAATACGGCCCAAAGCA